CCCAACATTCACTGGCAAGGGTAAAGAGAAGTTTGCCGTCACGGTGACGGAACAGGAACTGAAGGCAATCGCCTCCAGCAAGGGTGACGCTCCGTTCAAGCGGTGCATCATCGTCAAGAAGTAGGAGATACTATGAGTAAGTCAACAAAGGCAGTCCTCGCATCGTGGGGCCGTTCATTCCTCGCCGCCTGCCTCGCGCAGTTCATCGCCCTTGGTGGCGGTGCGTTTGACTTCGGCGCAGACGGGTGGAAGTCCATCCTGTCCGCTGGACTCGCCGCTGTCGTGCCAGTGGTTATTCGCTGGCTGAACCCAGAAGACAAGTCCTTCGGTCGAGTTTCCTGATGGGAAAGGGCGACCTCAAGTGGCTGATCGGTAGCGCAAAGCGTGGCTTTAAGTCTGAGGTACAGATCCGCGCATCTACCGCAAAGAAGTATGCTGGTCTCGTAGAGAAGGCTCGCGCTGCTGGTGGAACAGTCACTGTTGTTCCTAAGGGCCAGAAGATTGAGTTTGAAGCGAAGGCGACTGGCTCCGCAATGTTCAGGGGCGGACCAGCAAAGGGATCTGAGGCTGGCAAGAAGTTCCTTGCCGCTGGCGGTAAAGTCAGTGGGGAACGAGGTAAGTCCGTAGGGTCACTTCCATACGACGTCTTGGCAAAGCAGTTTGGCATCATTGAACTTGGCAAGAAGACTAAGACCCCATCGTTCAAGAGCAGGAAGCGAAAGCCAAAGTTTGGAGAATAACCGATGGATCTACGTCGGGGGGACGTTTGACCTATTCCACTACGGACACGCTCGATTCCTTGAGCAGTGCTCCAAGTACGGAAAGGTCATCGTTGCCATCAACACCGACGACTTCTGTGAGCGGTACAAGCGTAAGCCAGTCCTGACGCTGGGCGAGCGGATCGAGTCCGTCGCAGCGTGCAAGTGGGTAGACGAAGTCATCGTCAACATCGGGGACGAAGACAGCGGCGTCACGATTGACACCATCAAAGACAAGAAGGTCACCCACATTGCCCACGGGGATGACTGGACTGGCGACTCGCTCATCGAGCAAGCGACATCATCGGGAGGATCAATGGCGACGTTCACGGCGGTTGTCACTGCGCATAAAGACGAGGCTGGGCTTCGCCGCGTGCTAGGCGACCTCCTGGCGTGGCAGGTACGCAAGCCAGACGAGATCATCGCGCTGGCGTCAGAGATTAATCTGACCAGCCTGCGACACGAGTTCCCTTCGGTCATCTTCCACGAAGAGCCGAACAAGGAGGACTGGGGTCACGACAAGCGGGCCAAGGGTCTCGACCTTGCCACTTCAGACTACGTCGGCTGGTTCAACCACGATGATTCCTACAACCCAGACTACATCTCAGAGATGATGCGCCACGCCGAAGATGGCAATGATGTGGTATACTGTGGCTGGTCTGGAAACCACACACCAGAGTTCCGTCTCGCCAGTTCCACTTCGGGAAACTACATCGTCAGGACAAAGGTTGGACGAGACGCTGGATATGGTGACCGTCACTATGAAGCTGACGGCACATTCATCAACCGCATTGCGGCACTGACCACTTTCATCAAGTTTGTCAACCGCGTCCTGTATTACCACAATGAGGTGAAGTATGCCTAAGACAGCAGCGTGGCAACGCAAAGAAGGACAGAATCCAAAGGGCGGGCTGAACGCCCGTGGTCGGGCTTCCTACAAGGCACAGACTGGTGGCACATTGAAGGCTCCAGTCAAGAGCGGCGACAACCCACGTCGCGCTTCGTTCCTTGCTCGTATGGGAAATATGCCAGGTCCTGAACGCGATGAGAAGGGGCGCCCGACCCGACTCCTTCTCTCGCTTCAGGCTTGGGGTGCTAGTAGCAAGGCGGATGCTCGCACCAAGGCCAAGAACATCTCATCTCGCCTTAAGGCGAGGAAGGATTGAAGCCGCTCGATAGCGATATTGCCAGAGACCTTGCTCGCGGTCGGAATGACATCGCATTCTTTGCAGAGCGATGGCTTGGCGTAAGGGGGAACCCTGGGCAGATCAGATGGTGGGAAGCGTGCGCCGAGCGTGACGATACTGGTTATCGACCGAGGTACATCACGACGGTCGTCTCCGCTGGGAACCGTGCAGGAAAGACTCTTGCTATGGCTGTTGTGTGCCTCCATCACGCGCTATACAAACTAGGGATTGCCAGCCCAGACGCCTCTGACCCACAGTCCTACAAGCGGTGGAGCGACGCTCCGTACGAGTGGTACCACGTAGGCATCCAGCAGGAGACCGCAGAACTGGTCTTCCGCGAGATCGAGACCTTGCTAGGTGGAAGCCATCCAGCGCAGAAGGGTCGCGGATGTGCTATCATCAAGGAACTTGGCAAGGTCATAGATACCCAGAAACGGTATCGCGGTGAGTATGCGTGGGTTAAGTTCAACCCCGTGGTCGGCGGCGCAAGCATCCACTTCCGTACTACCCAGGACCGAGCCAAGGCACTCCTCGGTAAGGATATGAACGGCATCTCGTTTGACGAGGCGGCCTTTGAGCCGCACTTGCTGATGATCTACCAAGAGGTGCTCAACCTCCGCCGACTCTCCACTGGTGGTCCACTCCACTTCATCGGGACACCGAGCGAGGGCATCAACGATTACGCGGAACTCTGGGAGAAGGGAAACCTAGACAACCCAGCGCGAGACGAGAAGTTCATCAGCTTCCGACTCTCCACCCGCGACAACATCGGCTACGGACTGACGCAGGAAAACTTTGATGACGTCGTCCGCCAGCAGGCAGAGTACCTGATCCCACAGAACATTGACGGGTACTTCATCGAGGCAAGAGACGCCTTCTTCTGGAGTCAGTCAGTCCTCGCGCTGTACAAGCCGCTTGAGGATGACGTCAAGCCAATCAGACATCACCGCTACATCCAAGGCGTAGACCCAGGCATCTCGCACGATGCGACGTGGGCCATCACGCTGGACATCACGGAGCGCAACAAAATTCGCGGCGTGCGGATCAGGAAGCGCAGCGGCAAGCAGAGCATCTCCGCCGTGGTGAATATGGTCCGAGAGGGACACCTGCTCTACAGCCAAGACGGCGCCTTCTGCACCACCATCGTGGACTCCACTGGTCTGGGCGGCAGGCTCTTCCAGCAGGAGTTCTCAATGATCCGCCCACTCCGAGGGTTTGACTTCGGAGGCACAAAGGCGAAGAAGGTAGAACTCCTCAACGACCTCAAGGCAGTGATCGACAAGGGACAACTAGAACTCCCGATGGGCGGACCGTGGGATGAACTTAGGAGACAACTCCTGATCTACAAGTTGGACGACAAGAAGTTAGAGCAAGATGCAGTAATGGCATTGGCAATCGCACGACTGACACTGATATCGCAACGCCTGAACAGATCGCGTCGCTTGGCAAGGCGCTGGACAAAGCGAAGCAGATTCGCCAAGGAAAGCAGATCCTTGACCCAGTAGCCAAGGGCAAGCCAATTGCCACGTCGCCAACGAAGCGCAACATCTTCGGTGGTGAAGTCGAGACTGCGCCAAACGGCACGCCGAACACTGGCATCTCAGGCCGTGGCACCATCAACTTCAAGGCCAACATCGCTGCCGACCGCAGCAAGCGTGCCCCTGGCGCCTTCGGCGCTGGTCTCCGTGGGGCACAGGGTACGCTCCGCATCCAGCCAAACGTTGAGAAGCTGTCGCCATCAGAGGCAGCCGCGCTCAAGATGCTGGAGTCCTCACTCGTCGCACGCGAGCAGGACCCGAAGCAGGACGATGACTTCATTCTCCTTCAGGAGATCCTTGGTCGCAAGCAGTTGGTTGACCCAGAGCAGAACCGCCTCAAGGCGCTGTTCCGCCGTATGGACAACCTCTACCATCCAGAGACGATCACCCTCGGTGGTGCTGACCACTGGTCAGAGGACCCAAGCGCACGACTCGCTGGCCGCGCCCACGTGTCGGTCAACATCCATCACGCCTACGTCCAGATCCCTGCCGCCATTCAGGCGGTGCGACCTGTCATCAACTACGTCCCAACTGGCGCGACGCCAGAGGACCGACAGGCTGCACAGTGGCGCGAGCAACTCTTCTTCCGCTGGTGGGAAGCCAACGATATGGACCTCCAGATGGAGCAGGCTGCGCTGCTCAAGGAACTCTACGGTCATACCGCCGCCAAAGTATATTGGGACCCAATCGAGCGCGTCCCGAAGATCTCAGTCATTGAGCGACCAGAGAATCTCTACCTGGGCTTCGGCAACAGCGACTACAACCGCCTAGACTGGGCGCTCTACACCTACGGGATGTCGCCACAGTCCATCCAAGAGGACTACGGCGTCAACGTCATTCCAGTCAAGCAGGGTGAGAAGTGGTTCCCGTACACGACACGCGGGACGCACGACGACCCAATCGGCAACGTCTGGGCAAACGCCTTTGAGCGCAACCCGCTCCGACGCGAGACTGCCTACGAGCAGATG